CTAGACGTACGCTGCGATTGCCGCCGAAATCTGGTCGGAGAACTTGTACAGCTCGGACAGGTCGTCGATCTGTTGCTTCGACTCGACCTTGTTGGCATCGAAAAGACCGATCGTGCGGGTGCTCTTTCCATTGAAGTACAACCTGCACACGGGTTTGCGGTTGTTGTCATCTATGAAGATGCTGCAGTAGGACTTTGCGTCACGCATGGTGATGCGTGAGAGCGGAATGACCTTTGATCCGATTGCTCGAACAATCATGAAGGCCTGCTGCTCGTCTTCGGTCGTGACTATCTCCTGCTCCGGCGCTTCGGGCGAATCCTTCTTCTCTTGCGTCTCGGCGGCCGGGGCATCCTTTCCAAAGGTCACACCCAAACGCTCCTGGATGCGATTGCGGATCACTTCGTCCAGAGCGGATTGTATTGCCGGTCGGAGCATCTCCAGCGCGCCCTTGGTCAGCGAGCCTTCGTAAATCTGTTTTCCGATGAAGCGCACGAAGTCATCATCGGGTTCAGTGAGCTGCTTCGAAATGATCGCGGCGCCCGCCTTGACGTACTTGAGGTTTGACGCCGCCTCCAGGATTCCGTCCATGTCGAAGCTCGCCTTTTGAAAGCGCGCCAGCTCGGCGACTTGCCGATCGTCAAAGTTCTGGAGGTCGAATACGAAGAACGGCTTCTTGTCCATCTTGTTCTTTTCGTCGATGTCCGAGAAGAACCAGATTTCGCGGCCGTTGATGAGGATCGCGAGGCGCGCCTCGACAGTCGAGAAGTACCGGAAGAGCTGGCTGTATTGAGCGGAGCCAAGCGACATCGATATTGGTTTGACCTCGATCAGGATCGCGGTCTTGCCGCCGATCTTGATTGCAAAGTCGATCTTCTCACCCTTCTTGATGCCAACATCCGCAATGAACTCTGGAACCACCTCTTCCAAGTTGAAGGCATCAAATCCGAGCGCCTGGATGAACGGCATCACCACCGCGGTTTTAGTCGCCTCTTCGGTCATTGCGTGCAGGCTCGCATGACGAGAGCGTGCCGCAAGGTCCTTTACGCGTTGATTGAAGTCCAAAATCGATCTCCCGTGTAACCCATGACCCGATGGTCACCAAAAATAAGAAAATAGTATGGCCTGCCTTAGACGAGGCGGCTCAGTCCCTGTTTGTGTGGCCCCACCACAGCACCTTGCCGATGATGGAAAGCGACTCAATTCTTGCGAACTCTGGCGGGTAATCGGGGTTATCGGACAAAAGGATAACCTGCCCATCTTCCGGACGCTCGATCCGCTTCAATCTTGCCCGCCCCTCATCCAGAACGGCGTAGATTGGGCTCCTGGATCGAGCGACGCTACCTGGCACACGGACCGGAACATCGGCGCGCGCCCGGTCAATCAATACCATGTCACCATCCCAGATGCAGGGTTGCATACTGTCACCCCACGCTCGCGCGAGCACGGCATTGCTTGGGGCAACCCCTATCTTGCGAAGCCAGTCGCGCCGGAAGGCGAGGTAGTCGATGACACGTTCGCTTCCATTCTCGACACCAGAACCGGCAGCCAACGCAGCTTCGTGGAGTGGAACTTGCGCAAAATCCGCTGGATTGGGCGGCGGGGGTCCTTCTCCGATATCTCGGACGGTACCAAAATAGAACTCTAGCCCAAGCATATCGAAGAGCGCTTCGAGCTTGTCGATGCTCGGCAGTCGCCCAGCTCTGATGTCGCGGATCAACCCGTCATGTCCGACGATCTGAAGCGATGCCTGTCTGCCAGAAATACCCTTGGCCTTCAGCGCCGCCTCGACCAGCGAGCGCACCCGTTCACTCGTTTCCTTTGTTTTCAGAACGTTAGACTGCATCTGGGAAGTTAACCATATGCCGCAAGATAAATAAATCTGATTCGGCAAGATAAGACGCATCTATCTTGACTGATAAAGATACTTGTGTCTTACATGGGGGCATGTCGAACGCACCCTATCAACACCTGATCACCCTTGCTGACGCCTACGCGCGCCACCTCAACGTCAGCCACTGGCGCGTCGCATTCCTCGTGCGCGGTGACGGTCAGTTCTTCAAGCGACTCCGTGATGGAAAGGGCTGCACGCTGAAGACCGCGATCAGCACCGTTCAGTGGTTCTCCGACCATTGGCCTGCTGACCTTGAATGGCCCGCCGATTTTCCTCGCCCACCTAGATCAACTTCCATGGAGGCCGCATGATGCGCCCGCTCTCATATTTTCGCTTTCGCGTCGCTCTGTTCATCTGTCCGCAGTTGGGCGCACTGATCTCTGACACCGGCTACGATGATCTCGATCTGGCACGAAAGTTCGCTCCCTCGCGCAGACTTCGCGCCATTGCCAAGCCATCGCCCCATCAGAGCCCCAGCGCACCGATCCTGCCGTTGACCGATGTGCTGGCAGCGAAGAAGCGCGAGAAGGCGATCCTGAATGGGGGCGCACAGTGAGGCCTGCAGGTCCCCAAACGCATTCAGGGCACAATTTGCTGCCCGAACCGGGGAAGTCGGGCGCGGTGAAAGCCTGTCACCCAAGTATTTCGCAGCGGTCGGTTGGCCCCTGCCGCGGCGGGAGCCGCCCTGACCGAGACGCCCCCCATCGCGCCATCGGTCAGGGCGTGCCGCAATCATCGACTGGGCAGCGCCTTCGGGCACTGAACAATCGCATCGAGGACAGTTGGATTGGCGACCTTGTCGGGGTCGTGGCGCTGGCGGCGCTTCTGGTGGCAATGAGCTTTATCGTGGGGATGCTTTGATGCAGGCACTGACCGACTTTCAGGACCTTCGCGTCAAGCTTCGGAACGCGTTGATCGCCCGCGACACCATGCGCAACGCCAAACTGCCGCAGCGCAGGCGCGACCTCGGGACGCAAGCATACACGCAACTGGTCGATCAGATCATCGATCTTCTGGAGCGGCAGGAGTTTGAACAACTCATTCCCGGCAGCGGGGCCAAGCCCACAAACGCCGTCTTGGAAGAGGTTTTGGCCGGCATCGCCAGAGCCGAAGCGACTGTGGAACGGGTGGCATGAGCCGCCAGTCCAATGAGTAACCACGAAAGACACAGGGGCCAAACTGTGAAGAAGCCGACCTTGCTGCAGCAGAACCGAGTGAAGGTGTCAGAAGTTGTCACCCATAGCCGCTTGCGCCCCATCTCGAAGGCCGGTGTGGAAAGCCTGATCGCCTCGATCAACGAGACCGGGGTGATGAAGGATGCGATCCATGTGCGCAAGAAGAGGGACGGCAGCCTGCACTTGATCGCGGGCGGTCACCGCACCGAGGCTGCCCGCCGCCTGGGCTGGGACGAGATAGAGGCCAAGGTCTGGACCGACGTGTCCGACGACTGGGCGCGGCTGATGGAGATCGACGACAACCTTGCCGGGGCCGAGATGAACGCGCTCGACACGGCAGTGTTTCTGGCGACCCGGAAGGCAGTCTATGAGCGGCTGCACCCTGAGACGAAGGCCGGTGTTGCCGGTGGCCTCGCGCGGCAGGGTTCAGCAAGCGAACTTAGTTCGTTTGCTGACGCGACCGCCGAGAAGTTCAACATGACCGCACGGCAGGTTCAAAAGATCGTTGCTGCAGGGACCCGGCTTGGCCCGGACGAGGTTGCCAAGCTGCGTGCCGCACCCCGCGCAGTCACGCTGAAAGACCTAATCGAGATCAGCAAAATCAGCCATCCGCCCGAGCGCTACGCCGTAGTGCGGCATCTGTCCGAAGGCGCTGCGAAATCCGCGGCCGACGCCCGCCGCCTGATCAAACCCACCGACACCGGCCCTGCTAAAGACCCTGTTGATGAGGCGTTCAAGGCGGGCCTGACGTGGTGGAAACGCGCGCCCATGGCGGCACGGCGCCGGATGGTGGCTGCCCTTGAAGCCGACCTGCGCGAATTGCTGGCCGATCTCGACCGGGGTGACGCATGACGCTGACACCCGACAAAGAGTGGTGGACAGCGCAAGAGATTGCCGACGCGCGTCTGCCGGATCTGCCTGATACCAGACAGGGCCTCGATGCGCTGGCAAAGCGCCTTAACTGGCGCGGCCAGCCAAGGTTTGCCCGCCGGCGCGACGGTCGCGGCGGGGGATGGGAGTACAGCTGGCGGCTTTTCCCATCGTCGGCTCAACGCAAGCTGCTGGTCCATGCAAAAGCCCCCGTCGCTCCCGCTCCTCGTCCCGATCGAGACGAGGCCTGGGAGTGGTTCGACGCCCTGCCCCAATCCGCCAAGAACAAGGCGCAGCAGCGCCTGCGCATCCTGCAGGAGGTCGAGGCGCTGGACCCGGTCCTTGGCCGGGTGCTGGCTGCCGATCACATCGCCCGCGCGCATGGGGTCGGAGAGCGAACCATCCGGGGTTGGTTCGTCCAGGTCGAGGGGATCAGGCTGGATGACCGTCTGCCCTATCTGGCGCCCCGGCACCGCGCGGCCCCCCCGAGCAAGCGCTGCGCGGACTGCGATCCCGAGTTTTTCGACCTGATCAAGAGCGATTTCCTACGCCTCGCCCGCCCCACATTCAGTGCCTGCTATCGCCGCGCGGTGCGGGTGGCCGAGGGCAAGGGGCTCGCAACCCTGCCCGAGCGCACCATGCGCCGCCGACTGGAAGCCGCAGTCAGCCGGGTCACGCAAGTCTTGTGCCGCGAGGGCATCGACAAGGTGAAGCGGCTCTATCCGACGCAACAACGCGACAAGACCGCCTTGCATGCGCTGGAAGCGGTGAACGCCGACTTCCACAAGTTCGATGTCTTTGTGCGCTGGCCAGCCCTGCCCGGCCAGAATGAGCCGCAATACATCGGTCGCCCCCAGATGGTGGCGTTTCAGGACATCTATTCTGGTCGCATCCTCGCGTGGCGGGTCGATCAGACGCCGAACAGCACGGCCGTTCTGCTGGCGGCTGGCGACATGATCGAGGACTGGGGCATTCCCGGCCATGTGCTTCTGGACAATGGCCGGGAGTTCGCCGCCAAGGTCGTCACCGGTGGGGCCGCGACCCGGTATCGGTTCAAGGTCAAGGAAGACGATGTGCCGGGCCTGTTCACGGCGCTTGGCTGCGAAATCCACTGGGCCACGCCCTACAGCGGGCAGTCCAAGCCGATCGAGCGCGCCTTCCGCGACATGTGCGATAACATCGCCAAGGACCCACGCTTCGATGGTGCCTGGACGGGTAACCGCCCGGACGCAAAGCCCGAGGATTACGGCAGCCGCGCCATCGATCTGGAAGACTTCGTGCGGGTGCTGGCCGAGGGAATCGAAGAGCACAACACCCGAGCCAACCGTCGCTCCGAGGTGGCCTTTGGTCGCAGCTTTGCCGAGGTCTTCGACGAAAGCTATGCCGCCTCGCCGATCAGCCGCGCCACTGACGCTCAGCGCAGGCTTTGGCTCTTGGGAGCCGAGGGGCTGCGGCTCAATACCCGCACCGGCGAGATCGCCTTCCAGAACAACCGCTACTGGACGGAGTGGATGCAGGACTATGCCGGAGACCGAGTGGTTGTCCGGTTCGACCCTGCCGACCTTTGGGCCGGGCTGCATATCTACAGCCAGGAGGGCACCTACCTTGGCCTCGCGCCGGTCATGGAGCGCTCTGGCTTCTTCGACTTGGAGGAGGCCCGGATCACCGCGCGCACGCGCCGCGCATGGTTGAAGGCCGAGCGCGAGGCAGCGGCGGCGCACCGCCGGTACACGGCCACGGAACTGGGCCGCAAGCTCGACGAGGTCAGCCCGACCGAGCCACCCAAGCCTGAAGCCAAAGTCGTGCGGATGGTTAAGCCGAAGACGGGAACGATCGCGCCTCCGGCGTCAACTGCGCCGGCGACGATCACACCACTCCCGATGCGGCCTGAACTGAGTGCCCCAGAAGAGACGCCTCGCCAACGGTTCCGGCGCGCGCTCGATCTGCAGCGCGCTCAGGAGCGCGGCGAAGAAATGACCCGTGACCAGCGCAAGTGGCTCGCGGGCTACCAGACCAGCGCCGAGTACCGGGCTGAGATGATGCTGTGGAAGGTCCACGGCGACCAGATGTTTGGATGATGCCGGGCAACCGGCCAACAGAAACGGAGAGGATGAGCATGACGGAAACCCTCTATGAAAGCGTGGCGCCACTGCGCAACGTGTCCGCCCTGATGACCTTGCTTGAGCGGGTCCAGAGCCGGGCCTTCGGCCTGCCTGGAATGGCGACTTTCTACGGGCCGAGCGGTTTCGGAAAATCAACGGCTGCGACTTACGCGACCAACGCCTTTGGGGCATGCCACGTCGAGGTCCAACCTCTCTGGCGGTCCAAGCAGCTGCTCGCCGGTATTGCACATGAACTTGGATTGCGCCCCGCCCGCACGGCGGCTGACATGTTCGAGCAAGTGTCGCGCGAGCTTGCTGTCGCCCAACGCCCGCTTTTGATCGACGAAGCCGACCGGCTGATCCGCGATGACATGGTCGAGGTGGTCAGGGGGCTCTACGAAACCTCAGCGGTGCCGGTGATCCTGATCGGTGAGGAAGAGCTTCCGACCAAGCTGATGAAATGGGAGCGGGTCCATGGTCGGATGCTCGACTGGGTCGCGGCGCAACCCGCCGAACTGTCCGACGTAAGCCAACTCGCGCCGATCTACGCAGGCGGGGTCGAGATCCGGGACGATCTCAAGGCCCGCTTGCTGAAAGAGTCAGGCGGATCTCTGCGGCGGGTCTCGACCAACCTCAGCCACGTGAAGGAAACCGCGCTGACGCTTGGGCTGACACGCGTGGGCATGGCGGAATGGGGGGCCCGCCCTTTCTTCAGGGGTGAGGCCCCGCCACCGAGGCGCGAACATTCGGTTGAACGTTCAAGGCAGCACCAAGCGGCGCGTGTCGCTCGGAGGGCTTGATCATGCTGATGGGCGCTCATCAAACAACCACCGCAAAACGCAAACCGGCGGTCGAAGGCAAGGCATGGGAGTTCGCACTGCGCGCCGAGGCATTCGGCTACGCCGAGATCTCTGCCGAGCTCATGATCAGCATGGAGGCCGCAACCGCCCTGGTGCGCAAATGGCAGGATGAAGGCCGGGTGCGTGTCCAGCGCGGCGGCGGTGGAAGCAGCCGCAAGATCTTCGAACTCACACCCGAGTATCGTGAGCCGAAAGGCCGCGGGCCGCAGATCTGCCAGCAGCTCTGGAACGGCATGCGTGGCCTGAAGACCTTCACGCCCGTCGATCTTGCCAGCCACTGCCGCGAAGACCTGCGCGTTGTGGTGCAGGAGGCAAGCGCCTACTGCCAGCAGCTGCTGCGCGCGGGCTATTTGCGGGTGGTCCGGACCGCTGTGCCGGGCAAACGGGATGCGACTTACCAGCTGGTCCGAAACTCCGGACCGCGCGCACCTCGTGAGAAGCGCATCGTTGCGGTCTGGGACCCGAATGACAGCGTCTATGCCTACGTCCCCGGCATGTCGGAGGGCACGAAATGAGCGGCCCGCTCGATAAGGCCCGAGAGGCATGGGGTGCGGATCTGCCGGAGTGGGTCGAAACGCTGGCCATCGAATGCGGCAAGTCCTCGCAGAACAAGGTCGCCGCGAAGCTGGAACGCAGTCCGACGATGATCTCGCAAGCCCTGAGCCGAACCTACAAGGGCGACATGGATGCACTGGCCGAGCGCGTCATGGGGGTCTTTGAGAAGGCTGTCGTTCGCTGCCCGGCACTCGGAACGATGCCGTCTCATGTCTGTCAGGACTGGCGAGCCAAGGCCAAGGCCTTCCAGACGGGGAACCCGCTGCGGGTGCGGATGTATAGGGCCTGCCACGCATGCCCGCGCTTGCCGAAAGAGCAGACCAATGCGGACACTTGATCGGAAGCAGGTCCGCAATCGCATCAGCGCCACCGTCACGAATGCCGGTGGACCTGCGGCGGCATCCCGCAGCACGGGCATCCCGCTCCAGACGCTCGAGGCCTGCATCTACCGGGACAGCCTTCCGAGCGCTGAGACGCTCGCCCGGCTGGCCTCCCTTGGGGTCAGCGTCGATTGGCTGCTCTTCGGAGACGCGCGGCGATGACCGGAATTGGCCCGACATCCGACAACGAGATCCTGCTTCGAGCGGGGCGGGTGTTGGGCCGCATCCAGACGCAAGGCCCTCGCGCACTGAGCGGGATCGCCTTTGACGAAGTCGAAGCCATGGCACTGGCGCTGCTGATCCTTGGCCTGAAGCCGCTCTGCCCAGGCCAGCATTAACCTTCTGTTAACCACTCTCGGAAAGGCTGAATGAAATGACGAATTTTCCCCCGGTACCGGTTCCATCCGGCCGTATTGAGATCGAAGGCGTTGAACATATTGTGGACAGCGACGGGGCCAAGGTGCCGGTGTCGGTCGTGAAGCCGCAGCACATTCTGGAAGACGAGCTGGTACGCAGCGAAATCGGCCATGCGCTGGCCTTGTCGGATCAGGTATCGCGGTTCCACGCCCACAGCTTCGGCAACATCGCCGCCTTCGATGCCCTGATTGCCGAGAAATACGGGGCCACGGTGGGCGGCAAGAAGGGCAACAAGACCCTGATGTCCTATGACGGTCTCTACAAGGTGACCGTCCAGGTGGCGGACAATGTGACCTTCGGGCCGGAGCTTCAGGTGGCCAAGACGCTGGTCGACGAGTGCCTGATGGACTGGAGCGCGGGCGCCAATGCCGAGCTGAAGGCGGTCATCACCCGCGCCTTCAACACCGACAAGGAAGGCCAGATCAACCGGGCCGCGCTCTACAGCCTTCTGCGCCTCGAAATCAGCGACGAGCGCTGGCGGAATGCCATGCAAGCGATCCGAGATGCCATGCGTGTTGTCGGGTCGAAGAGCTACGTTCGCTTCTACCAACGCGCTAGCACCGACACGCCGTGGACGGCAATCACCATTGATCTGGCCAAGGCGGGCTGAGCCATGACCGGCTCCCGCAACCTTCAGCGCATGATCCATGTCGGCTGCAAGCAGCTCGGCCTGGACGACGATACCCGCCGGGATCTTCAGCTGGTCGTGACCGGCAAGGCCAGCATGGCTGACATGTCTGAGGCCGAGATGCTGAAGGTTGTGGATGCCCTGAAACAGCGGGGCTTCAAGGCGGGCTTTAATGGCGCGTCAAAGACCCGGCGCCCGACCGCGAAACGTGCGGACGTCCGGTTGATCCACGCTCTGTGGGGCGCCCTTGGCCGCGCTGGCAAGCTGAAGAAACCCGGCAGGGAAGGTCTGAACGCCTTCCTGCGCATCCGCTTCGAGAAGAAGTGGGGCGCGGTGCCGATCGACGTCGACGCGCTGACCGACTGGTCGCAGATCACAGATGTGATCAAGGCCCTGAAAGACTGGTGCCGCCGCGAGGGGGTGCTGGAGGAATGAAGAAGCCTGTGTGGGTCACCGATCACGCGCTGGTACGGGTGCTGGAACGGGTTGGTGGCTTTGAGATCGAGCGCCTGCGCCGGGAAATCGCCAAGAAGGTGCAGGCGGCGGTGGATGCCGGCGCTGGCGCCGTGGTGATTGATGGCTACGCGTACATCATCGGCCGCGCGGATGGTCGCGGCCCTGCCGTGACCACCGTCCTGAAAGTGACCACCGAACCGCAGCGCCATGTACCGGAGGGAGAACGATGACGCTCTTCCCAGGCGTGGCTGGCCAGATCGAGGAACTGATCGGGCAAGAACTGACAACGCAGCTGCTGCGCCGTTGGGGCGGTTGCCGGATCAAGCTGCCGAAGAACGCCCGCGGGTCCAAACTCGCGGAGGTTATCGGTGCAGACGCGGCCGAGACTGTCAGCAAGCACTTTGGGCATGGAGACCTCGATCTCCCTATGGGTTCCATGCGCGGGCGTGGCCGCCGCCGCGCAGATGCGATCGAGATGCTTCGGACTGGTTCAAGCGTCCAGCAGGTTGCGCTGGCCTGCGACCTTCACACGCGCACCGTCTGGAAATACCTGGACGAAATCGGCGGTCGTGATCAGCAGATGACACTGCCGTTTGACATGGGCAACGCCAATCTGGCAGAGTGCCCGCAGCCACGTGACACCCGCGCGGCGTTACCCCTGAAAGTATTCAGGGGCTAACCAATCCCCCCGATTTGCGACTTTCGGCCTGCGTTATCCAGCGGAGGCCGTTATGCGTTTGAAGAACCACCGGGTCGAGGGCGTGCCTTTCATCCCGGCCAAGCTGACGGGCGGATTGATAACCCCCGAGATCGTCGTTCTGCACGACACGGCCGGTCGCCTCGACAAGTTCAACTCCCGCGACTACCTCGCCACCACGACCAAGGCTTCGGTGCATTTCGTGGTCGAGCGCGACGGCACGGTTTCGCAGCTGGTGCCGACCAACCGGCGCGCAGGTCATGCGGGGCAGTCCAGCTATCACGGCCGAAGTGACTGCAACGCCTTCTCGATCGGGATCGAGATCGTCAACCCCGGCAAGATGACGCGCGGCGTCGGCGGCGCGGTGCTCAGCTGGTGGGGGCAGGACTTCGGCCCCGGTGGCGCGGTTGGAGGCTATACACTGGCCGACCTTGAGACCCCGCAGCACGGCAAGGGCTGCTGGATGTCCTACACGCCCGAACAGATCGAGGCCGTTACAGAGCTGCTTGAGGCCCTGTTCGCGGGCATCCCGACGCTGAAGGACATTACCACCCACTGGTATGTCAGCCCCGGCCGCAAGGTCGATACAAATCCCCTCTTCCCGCTGGACAGCCTCCGCGCCCGCATTCTCGGCCGCGACGATCCCGCCATTGTGGCGGCCGAAGCTGCAAGCGTGGAAGTCGATGGCGGAAACCTTGTCGAGATCGATGCCCCGAGCGGACTGAACTTTCGCGCTTGGCCGTCCTTCAACCCCAACGTCATTGCGCAGATCCCCGACGGCACCGTTGTTCCCGTCAACCGTGAGGGCGTCTTTTCCGGGCGCCACTGGCTGAACGTCACATATGCCGGCCGCGATGGCTGGATCGTCGCCAGCTACGCCGCCCCTGTCATCCACCAGAACGCCTGAGGAGCGTCCATGTTCAAACTGTCAAACAACACCACCCTGCCGACGGCAAACGCTCTCGGTGTGAAGTCCTTCTGGCTCTTGCTGATCACCGTCCTGGTGACGGCATGTAACGCCTTCGGTTTTGACCTGGTCGGCAGCCTGTGCGAGGTCGGGCTTGGCTGCACAGCCGACGAGGTCGCCAGCAAGGGAAACCGGGCTGTGTCCCTGATCCAGCAGCTGATCCCGATCATCTCGGCCGTATGGCTCTGGCTGGAACGCCGCGCGCCCAACTTCCGGCTGACTCTCTGGAAGTCTCGAAACTCCGCTGTGGCATTCTTCACGGTTGCCCTGCTCGCCCTGGGGACGATCGCCGGAGGTGCCAGCCCGGCTCGCGCGGTGACCTGCATGCCAGTGGCTTCCGCAGATAGCATGCTGCGAGAGAGCTATGGGGAAGCGCCCGTCGCAGGTGGGCGCAGCGGGACCGACGTATCGGTCCTGCTCTACACATCCGGCGACATCACCTCCTGGACGCTGCTGGCCGTACACGGGGAACAGGCCTGCCTGATCGCGACGGGGCACAACTGGCTTCCCCCGCTGCCGGGTCGCCCGAGCTGAAGGCCCAACCCTTGATCGGAAGAGGGCCTAAATGACCATCGCAACAATCGCCCCGTATCTCGCCCTGGTCCTGACGGCCCTGAGCATATCGAACATCATCTGGACCTGGTTGCGGACACGTGACCAGGGCAATGCCGCCGAAAAGGCCGCCGTTGCCCAGAGGATCACCGACATCGGCAGCCGTGTGGACCGACATGAGAACCGCATCCAAAGCGTCGAACAGACACTGCGCACGTTGCCCGCAAAGGATGACATGCACGAGCTGCAATTGGCCATGGAGCGCCTGCGCGGCGACATGAGCCGGATGTCTGCAACGATGGAGGGGCACGTCGGCATCATGACCCGCCTCGAGAACATCGTCGGCCGGCACGAACAACACCTTCTGGAGACCTCGAAGAGATGACTGATTATGGCAAGACCGTCCGCCGGCACCGCCGTCTGGTGATCCTGCGCTTTTTGGCTGACTGCGACGGCTACTCGGCCAATGCATCGATCATCCGTGACGTCGCAAACGGCATGGGCATCGGATCGACCGTCGATCAGGTCACGACAGAACTCGCCTGGCTGAAGGAGCAGGGACTGATCGGCCTCGAAGACTTGGGGTCGGTGCTGCTTGCGACTGCAACGGCGCGTGGTGTCGAGATCGCCGAGGGCCTTGCTTCGCACCCCGACATCCAGCGCCCGAGCCCGAGGCCCTGACATGCCCCCGCCCCGCAAGATCGATCTGCTCCCGCAAGAACTGCGAAGCTGGCTGCAGGAGGAACTGCGCACCAGTGGTTTCGCGGGCTACGAAGAACTGGCCGAGCGCCTGAACTTCCGTCTCGAGGCCGAAGGGCTGGAGCTTCGCATCCGCAAGTCCGCGATCCATGCCTATGGCGTGGAATACGAGGCGATGGTGAAGGCCCAAGAGGAGGCCAGCGCATGGGCGGTGGGCTGGATGCAGGACGAGGGTCTTGCGGATGAGGCCAAGCGCCATTCGGTGCTGTTCCAGATGATCACGACGCTCGCTTTCAAGGTCATGAAGTCTCAGGCCCTGAAAGAGGGTGATGAGATCGACCCGAAGGAGTTGCACTTCCTCGGCAGGATGCTGAAGGACGTCATGTCCTCGTCTGGCATCCGCGAACAGACCATCGCCGCCGACCGCAAAGCTCAGTCTGCGAAGCTGGAGGCCGCTGTGGCCTCTGGCGACATCGATGCCGAGGCTGCGGCCAAGGCGCGCCGCATCATGGGTTTCGCATGACGATCTTCCTGCAGGAAAAGGAGCTCATCGTTGCGGGCTTCCCGATCGTCGTCGATCACCAGATGGGTCACATTGCGGTCGCGCATGATGGGTCGATCAGCTGGGACCAACTGCAGGCGATCAAGAATGCCATCTGGGGAGCCGACACTCGTGCGGTAGAGGTTTATCCGCGC